AAATAGGAAATAGGAAAGCCGCCCCGATAAAGAGGCGGCTCGTGTCGTTTAGGGATTCGTCAAACTGTCTTGACGAAGCCCGCTTTGACAAGTTCCGCCGCCTCGGCCTCTGGCAACGCCTTCGTTGCGTCTTTGACCATTTTGCCGCACGAGGTGTGAATGCTTTGAGCGCCCGCATTTTTGACCTCAACCACTTTCTCTTTTGATGCCTTGGCGCGATCTTCTTTTGTCATTTTTCAGTCCTCTTTTAATTGTGAAAGACGGCCCCAAGGGGCCGCCTTATGTTAGATTAGGCTTAGGCCGCTTGACGATCTGCGATAATTCCGAGCGCCTTCTCGTTGCCTGGAGCAAACGTCAGTTCGCCGATAATATGGCGCTTTTCGGCGTCGCCGGTCTTTGCAAGCGACTCTTGCTTGAACGAACGGAACTCGGCGATATAGACGCGTGAACTATCGGTCACGATCACGTCTCTTGCGCGAATTTCGCGGTGCGGCACGAACTGCACCTCGCCGAAATTGGTCACATAAACGTCGATCATAGCCGACACTTTGCCCGCGCTTTTCATTTCGCGGCGAGGCGCGTTACCAGTAAATGCCGACGCTGTGTCAAGCAGATCGGGGCGCAAATACACGGTGTCAGGCTTTGCGCCTTCATTCCACATATTTTGCAACGTCGCCTTAAGGTCGGCTTCAACGAAAGGCGCGAGTGCACCGTCGGTGCGCGTGTTGGTGCCGTCGCCCGTCGGGTCAACGCCGCCAACGCCCGCAATGGTGTTGGTCGTGATCCAAGCGGGCAAGCCAGCCAAGCGGCGGGCCGTGGTGTTATTACCCGCAACGGCGGCTTGGTTTTTAAATAATGCAAATTCAACGTCGCGCTTGAGGGCCTTCATCCCCTTGAACATTTCGTCGGCCAAAACCGAGCGCGAACCTGCATAATCACCCGCATTCGCCGAGCCCGACACGATTACGGGTTCTGTAAAAATCTGGGTGTAGTTTTGCAAGCGCACGCGCGGGGTGCGAGCATTCGCGGTTGTGTCGTCGCCGTCAACGTGCGCGTTGTCAGCGCCTTGACGAATTTCGTCGGTCAACCACTCATGCTTAACGGCTTTCGCCTTTTTCTTGGTCGATTTGGAATAAAGCGGGGTATCCGTCACCATAAGGTTGTGAATAATGTCGCTCAAATCCTCGCGCAAACCCTTAACGGAATGCGTTTGGAACGTGTTAGCTGGTGCAGCCATTTGGAAAAGTCCTTATTCTGTGAAAAGCAACGCCTCGGCATCTGTGCCGCTTAGGTCGCCCTTTGATTTGAGTTTTCCGAACGCCTTCTTTTGCTTTTCGGCATTCGGATCGGTCTTAGTTTTCGTGCCCGCATTCAACTTCGGCTTGACCTCGGTCCTGCGCTTCAAAACGACGGGCTTTGCTTCAAGCTCGGCTTTAAGCTCGGCACCCTCCGTCGCGTCACGCAGCAAGAGCAAGAGACGATGATCAGACGCTTGTGCAATTTCCTTGGGGCTAAAGCCGTAACGTTCCGAGGCAAATTGCTCCATTTTGGCGCGATCAGCTTGTCGGACGTTTTCATCTGCCCATTCGGGAGCCGCCTGTAGTAATAACCCCGCTTCCCGCTCAAACGTTCGCCGATTTTCATCCTCAACGATCGCATCCAAAAGCTGTGCGGCCTCGGCTTGGCGAGCGGATTGCTGTTGCCATTGGCCATAGGCTTGCATGAATTGGTCGGGTTGACCTGCAAAATCCTCGGGGCGAGGCTCTTTTGCAGTAGGCAAGGCGTAATAAGCAAGCGCTTCGCGTAGTTGCTCTATTTCACCTTGGCGTTCTTGTTCAAAAGCGCGGCGTTGCTCGGCGAGCGCCTGCGTCTTTTGGGTGTAGTCTCGTTTCTGCTGGTATCCAATGATCAACTCGGATTCGGTGACTTCAAATTCTTCACCTCCAACCTTGACCGTGTAAACTTTCTCGGCTTCTTCGCCTTTATCTTCGCCTTCGGTTTCATCTTTGCTTTCGGACTCGGCGTCCTTTTGGTCCTTCTCCTCGGCTTCCTCTTGAGCGGCCTCGGCATCAACGTCTTGACCGCCTTTCTCGCCCTCGGACTCGCTGGCACCATCTTGAGCCGCCGCTTGAGTGTCGTCGTCAACCTTCGGCGCGTCATTGAAAAGCACCGCCTCAATTGAAGCTGGGTCGGTGTAATCCGTGTCTTGTGACTGCTGAATATCGCTCATTCGGCTTGGTCTCCTGTGTTTTGTTCAACATTTGCCCGTATTTTCACTATGAGGGCCTCAAGCCCCCATAGCATATCGAGATTCTTTTTTCTAGCCTCGTCGCCACTTTGGCTTGATATGACTTTTTTCGTCAAATCGGCCTTGAGCTCATCGATTGCCTCTTTCACAGCCTCATCGTCGAAAATGCGCGCGAGAGTTGCTCTTGAGTTTGGCGTCATTGTCCAGCCCCCCCGAATGCGGCGGCGTCTCGATCCTCGGCATCGTTTTCGATCTCGTTAATCGCCTTCACCTTTTTGATAGCAACGTCGGTTTGCTTGATCTGCAATTCAGTGCGCTTGATCTCAAGTTGAGCGGCGGCTTCTTGTGCCCTAAAGTCTGCAATCTCACGCTCAAGCTGTAGCTCTTGAGCCTTGAAATTGATACGCGCTTGCGCCTCGCTTTGATCCGTTTGCGCCTTCACCATCGCCGCTTGCGCCTTCATTTGCTCGGCTTGCGCCAAGGCCATTTGAGCTTCGATAGCGGGATCTGGCTGTGGCGGTTGAGGCTGTGGTGCCTCGATCGTGTTCGGGTCGGAGATATACGGGTCTACCGACTGCAAGCCCATCGCCCGCACAATCCGCTTTTGTGTTTCGTAAATATGCGCGGGCGAGACGTTGATCGCGCCCTGTGCAATCATTTCCTTTTGCTGGCCGAGAACCCATTGCAAGGCCGTGATCCGCTTTTCTCGATCACCTTTGCCCGTGCCAATGCGCACAGTCATATCGGTGCGGTCTCGCCATTCGAGCGGGTTAGTTTCGACCCACTGACCGCGAATTTTAAGGGCAAGGTTGCGAGCCGGCCCGCGCCTCATGTCGGCGTGCATTTTCAGAAAAACCTCGCGCAAACCTGTCTCGGCAAAGGTTCGGATGATAACCTGCATCCGGCGCATTGCCGCGTCCATGATCCGCCCGACTCCCTCCGAGCCGATTTGAGACTTGGAAAGCGCGTTAGGGTCCAGCCCTTGCGCATAACGCGACGCGCCCGCGTGCTTTTCAAGCTCCTGATCGGCGCGATCCATAAGCGGCAACGTCTCGCCTAGAATTGTTGGCGGCTTTTTCCAAGTGATGCACCCCTGACCTTGAACCCGAATAGGCCTGCCAGGGGCGGGGGAGGCCAAATCTTCGTAAGTATTTCCACTCGCCAATTCCTCGACCACTTCGGGGCGCTGGTAGTTGGTGCTATACATATTATCGAGCGTCTGTCGCCAAAGCACTGTCTTGAGAAATTGAATTGGGGCGGCCAGCTCGGCAACCGATCGCCCGACGTGGCGGTGCGGCACAAGGTAAGGCGTCCAGCCGACAAATGGCGCGGCCTCGACCTCCTCAATCGCCAGCTCGCCGCTTTTCCATTTCAAAACGACCGTGCCGTCGCCGTTTGTCCATACCTTGAGCAAGCGATCTTTACCGTTGTCGTCAACCTCTGCCAGCACATAGGCCTCGCAAATTTCAAGACGATCGTCGTCATAGCTCAAACCGTCGTCATTGTCGGCGGTCGCGTGGCGGTTGCTTTCGCCGCTGCTGTCCTCACCGTCAGACAGCTTTTCGATTGATTCCTCGGAAAAGCCGAGCGCCAGCAATTCGCTTTTGCTTTTTTTGCCCTTGTGGCCGCAAACGGGGCATCCGTCTAGCGAGATTTTGGCCCAGCGCGGCGAGATAAAGAACTCGTTTTGTGGGATAGGCTCAATCTCGTAGACCTTCTCGGTCTTCACGCACCGAATGCGAACGTCAATCGTTTTCGGCTGGCCTGTCGCTTCGTCAATCTCTGGCACTGGCTTGCTTTCGGTGCCGTCGATAAGGGCTTGAGAATTAGCAAAGCCTTCGAGCCTTTCAACCTCATAGTCGCCCTCGCGCGTCACGATTTGATTATAAACGGCCATAAACTCGGCCAGTGTCAAATCGTCGTATTCCTCGATTAATACGCGCTCTTTCTCGATCCAGCCGCACCGCACATAGGCGTTTTGCTCGATCAAGCCTTCTTTGAACCAAGTTGAAAGGGTTGTGAAAGAGTTGTTTTTCTCGCGAAAGAGGTGATGCACAAGATCGGTTTCTTGACGTGCGGCCGGTTCGTCCTCTGGGCCGACGGGCGCGAACTCGACAAGGTGGTCGTCTCTTGTGAACACCTCCATTGCCTCGGCAAAGACAGCCTCAACCACATCGGCAACGTCGGTTGCGCGATACTGTGATCGGCCTTTCACCTCGTCGCCGTATGGCTCGTCCATGAAGCGATCAAAGAGGTTTTCACGACTTGCGCGATTTATGTTTACTAAGGCGCTGGAAATCGGCGCAAGCGCAGTTTTTATTTTTTCTTCTGTGAGTTTCATATTTTACACCATGCTAAAGGAAGGGGTCGCGATTTGGTTGCTGTTAACACGTTTTCGTGTCGCTGTCAGGTTTGGAAAAAGATCGGTCACGGCCCACACGAGGGCATCAACGCGATCAGGCGACCACCCCTGATCTGATCGGGAAAAGTCGATTGTCACGGCGCACATTTGGTCGGCCAGTTCTGGGAACTCGGCGCAATGCGAGATTTTACCTAATTCATAAAGGGCCGCCACCGGCTCGGTCCGCGTTACCTTGCCGCGCGAGGCATGCACGGCTTTGTAAGGCACCAGATTATCGACCGCGCGTATCATGCTTTCCACCATATCGCCGCCGTTGTTGACCTCGGCGACAATCCGATCTGCGTCAAGTGATCGGTAGAGCGCAACCGCCGTCTTTGCCCACTCCTCGGGCTTATACCGCCCGCTTTCATCGGCCAAGATATAGCCCCGATTGTCAGCACCGAGTCCAGCCGCAACAATTCCCGTCTCGTCACTGCCCGTCTTTGAGCTGGCGGCGGGGTCAATCGCAACGACAATCCGGAGCATTTCAACGGGCCATTTACCATCGGGGCCGAGCGGCGCAATCTTGATCCAATCACGACGCCAGAGCGCGGCATCGTCGTCAGCGCCGAAATTGCCGTCATAAAAACGCTTGCGGGCGCGGCTCGATAGGCTTTTGAGGTCGAGAATGTAATCGTCGGATAAGTTGGCGAGATTGTCTGTCGGGTTGATCTGAATAAATCCGTAGCGCTCGGGGTCTCGGGTTGCGTCGCCCGTTTCGGGATCGGTCTTGAGTACGAATTGTTTGTAGGTCCAATGTTGAATCGTCGTCGGGTTGAGATCGAGATAGAACTTTTGCGCGAGCTGCTTGCCGTTGCGCTTTGTGCAAACTTGAGCAAGGCGTGACCTCAAAAGCGTAAACGACGAGAAAGGCACCTCGCTCGCCTCGTTGATGTAAATCGTTGCGTATTCATTGCCGAGAATACGCTCAACCGCGTTGTCGTCATTGAGTCCACCAATCCAAATCTCGGACCCGTTCGGCATGACGAAGCAGGCAAGTTGCGAATTGTATTTCGGCGACGGCACGTCTGGAAACTTGAGCGCCCAAACTTTCGGGAATGTGTCCTTGACGATCGCGCGAACCGCCGCGCCAGCCGTGCGGCGCACAATCAAGTGGCGCGAGCCATCGGCAATCAACGCGCGGTCGATGATGCAAGACACCGCCAAGGCGGTTTTGCCCGATCGCGAGCCGCCATACATGAGGCAAAAGCGGGCCGTCGTGGTCAGCAATTCAGAAACAGCCCGTTGCTGTCCTTGATTAAAAACGAACGCCATTAGAGTTGATCCGCTGTATCTGTGAGCTTAATCACCACAGCCTCAAACGCGGTAGTTGCCTTGGCTTTGCCGTTGCTTTGCTCATCAAGATATGTTGCAATCGTGATAAAGTCCTTGACCCCCATGCGCTTGATCGCCTTGCCCATCGGCGAGCGGTCGTGAAAGTGGTTTGCGCCGTTGGCGGCTTGGTCGAGAACTTGAAAAAGGATTGTGCGGGGCACGTCACCAAGCTCTTGGTCGAGCTCCTTCAAAACAGCGTCTTTCCTGGGGCGTCCGTTTGGGTTGCCGCTCGTGCCCTTTTTGAAACTATAGCGATTGCCCGCGATAAAGCGCCCGTCGCGGGCGTCTCGGCCTCTCTCTTTTTGTTTTTCCTCGTTGGTAACGCTCATTTGTGCCCTTTCCACTGCCCAAACATCGCAAGGGCTTGGTGAATTTGGTTAATAAGGCTCTGCTTACGCTATATCTTGCGAAAATTCAATTGCCGAGAAGTTGGGCAAGCGTTGCGGCCCAAAGGCCTACCGTGAGCGCCAGCGAAAGCGCAAAGCGCCACCATATCTCCAAAATGTATAGGCCCGCGGCGGCCCCTGTTGCGACGCTGGCAGTTAGCGCTAAAATCAATGCAAGCATATCTTGTCCTTAATGAAAAGCGGTTAA